GACGCGCAATCCGCCCAGGTCGCGGAGTTTCGTTGCGAGGTCGGTCGCGAACGCGGGGTCGTATCCGATCGTGCCTTGCTTTAAGGCGGGATACCGCGGGACGATCTTCGTCGTGATGTCGTCGTAGATCCGCGAGTAGTCGATCACGTCCCCGTCGGTCGCGGTAATCCAGCCGCGGTCAACCCATATCGAATACGGGACGCCGTCCTGTTTTTCGTGTTGCCGTAATGTGTTTTCGGGAATCCAGAAATAGGGACGGACGATCAGTTCGTAGTTCAACGCGACCGGAACCCGCAACGTCGCGCCCGTGTCGTCGTCCTTCGCCGCGACGTCCAGGGCGATCGCCGCCGCCAGGGGGCGCCGGAACACGACGACGAACGCCGCCAGATCCCACTTTTGCGCCAAGTCCAACCCCGCCGCCGCGTCGAGTCCGACGACCTGGGCGTCGCCGCCGTCGTCCTGACACGCGTCCCACCAATCGATCGGGATCCAGGCGGTCGCCTGATTCGTCCACACGTTCAAATGGTACCGAACAAAATCATTCCGCTTGCGGGGTTCGGCACTCGCTTCGCGTGCTTCCTCCGCGATGTCGTCGTGTTTGATCGTGATGCCGTGCCCGGGGTTGACCCGCGTCCAGACGGCGGGGTCGTCGAACGCGTCCCCCTTCGCCGCCTCAAAAATCACGGGCAACGCGGTATCGAGGTCGGCGACGTTCCCCGTCAATACGCGCTTCGCTAAATCGTATTCCTCAAAACAGATCCCTTCGTCGTCGTCGCCCGCGTGCGTAATGATGATCAACAACGGTTGATCGCGTTTCGCCATGGACTTCCGCAACGCTTCATACAGGTCGCGGTTTTTTTGCGCGTGCAATTCGTCGAAGATAATCCCGTGCGGGCGGAACCCGTGTTTCGTCGACGCGTCCGACGATAAGACCGACACGCCGGAATGGATCGCGGGCCAGGTAATCGCGTTTTTGACAATCGCGCATCCCTCGAATAAGTCGGGGGAATTTTCGACCATGATTTTCGCGTTTTCGTGGACGATGCGCGCCTGATTCCGATCGGCGGCGACGGCGTACACTTCCGCCGCGGGTTCCCCGTCATAGCGGGCGAGGTAGATTGCCAGTCCCGCGCCCAGGGGCGACTTGCCCCACCCCTTCGGGCAAAACGCGAACACTTTGCGGAACCGTCGTAACCCGTCCCGCGTCCGTCGCCATCCAAACGTCGGACGCACGATCAACAACGCTTGGTCGGCGCGCAGTTCAAACGCTTGCCCCGCAAACGCGCCGATATGATGTCGCAGGAATAACGGGAAAAAACTTTCGGCGCGTTCCGCTTTCGCCGCGTCGAAGTAGTACCGCCCCGAATGCGTTTCCCATCGGTCGCGCAGGGTCGACCATGTCGCGTGGAAGGGAATCGTGACCCCCGGCCAACGCTCCGCGGGCGAGGGTCCAACCCCCCACCATGGGCGCGGGCGGCGGGCGGTTGTCATGGTTGCGCGATCGGTCACACCAAAAACGGCGGCGGCGTCGGTATTTCCACATGCGTCGCGCGCCACAAGTGCAACACGTTCGGATGTAGGTTGACGTACTCCGATTTCCGCGGGTGATATTGGATGACGACGTCGTCGTCGTCCCAAAATACTCCCTTCACGAACGCCATTTCTTTCCAGGATGGCGTACGTAGGCGCCCCCGACTATGCGCGTGAACACTGACGTGTTCCCATCCCTGCGCGGCGGGGACCGCGGGATCGTTGCCGTCAGTGGCGATCGTGGACAACGTCCAACCGGGTTCGGGGGACTCGAAATGGAACGCGCCGTAATTGCCGACGCCGTGGGTCGTCCCGAACTGCGGGTGCATCGTGTCGCGCGATCCTTCGGGAACGTGAAACGCCATGGTTTACCCGCGCATCGCGTTAAAGAATTTCGCGCGTTGCTTATCGATCGCAACCCGCGTCGACCCTGGACCCTTCGCGACAACCTTGGACCGCGACGTCGGCGTAAACCCTAACCGTTCGTCAACCTTCATCAAAATTTCGATCGTCCGGTTCGCCTGGACGTGCCATTGATTCGGTACCTGATACCCGTTCCGCCCCGCGGCGATGACGTAGGGTTGCCCCGCGGCGGCGGCGAGTAGCGACGTCCACGTCGCCCATAGCGTGCAGTGCGAAATCGCCAGGGGACGATCCGCCGCCGTGACGTGCCCGATCCGAATCGCCGGAACAATCCCCCGCGTCCATTCCGCCCGCGCGACGGGGTCCGTCAGTTCGTCAGGGATCGCGGCGTCGAGGATATCGGGGATCGGTTCGTCGAGGTTCAACGCCCGTTTGCCGGGGTTCCCTCGTAACACTTTCAGGCGGGTCGGCGTGTTGTGTCGTCCCATAGGGTTTACGCCAGGGTTGGTCCGTCGTCGTCCCTGGGCGCCCCCGGGATCGCCCCCTGGACGCCCCCGGTTGACCGTCGGAAAGTAGTGCGGTCGCGTGCGGAAGACGACCCACGCGGTTTGGGACGCGATGGCGCGGCAACATTTCGACATCCCCCCATGCCCGCGCGAGTCGACGATGATCGCGTGCTTGCCCAATCGCGCGCCGACTTGTCCCGATGACAACGCTTGCACAGTGATTGCAGGTTCAACGGGTCCAACCGCAACGGATCGGAAAACGTAGTGAAGGTGCGAACGTGATCCACGTCGGACATTGCTTCGACGCGACCGTGTCGCGCGCACTCTGCACATAGCGGGTTGTCTGTCGCGTGTCTATCTCGCAGTCGTTGCCATGCCTGATCGTACCCACGTTCGCCCCGTGTCCCACGTACCGCATCGCGTGCGGCGTAGCACAGGCGACACTCGCCGCGCCCGGTTGTCGTGTGACCGTTGACGCATAGACGGGTCGGGGCGTCAGGCATGGCGTTATTCCGGGCGGTCGTCCTGGCGGGGGCGTAGGGTCACGGGCGACCCATCTTGATCGGCATGGCGCAACGTGGGGTCCGACCAGACGCCGTCGAATAGTCCATTCGTCCAGTCTTTTAGCAACCGGGTTGCCGACGTCCAGGAATATCCGGCCACCCGGGGATTATGGGCCACCCGTTCCACGCCGCACACGGCAACGTCGGCGGGACTGAATCCGTCGAATGTGCCCGTTTGGAAAAGTAGGGTGATACCGATTCCCTGGCCGACGCGGAGTTCGCTTCGCCGGTAGACTTCGACGACGGCGAGGGAATCGGCGGGGTTGCCCAACACGGGACGCCCCACGCGCACGACATCGCCAACCCGCCAGGATCCGCGCATGGGAAGAATGGACATTCAGTGGACTTTCAACGGGTCGCGGTCGCCGTGTTCGTAGGCGGCGCGTCGCAACATCGTAGCATCTAGGGCACTCGCGACGCGACGGGCGTACGATGCTGTAATTTCCTGCGACAACACGATCAACGCCAGGAGTACGACCAACGCGATCCGCGACCCCTGATAGACGGCGATCAGGAGTAGTAGCGTCATCGTCATCCGGGCACCGTACAGAAATGCCGCCATGATTCCCCCGTTGTCCGTGCCGTATAGAAATACCGCCATTGTCTAGCGATGCGGTCCTACGCGATGTCGCCGTTTGAATGCGAGGGGGGCGCCGCCTTTACTCGCGGCGACGCCGTCCCGCGTGTCGTCTTTTCGCCGTCGTTCGTCGGGCGGCGGTTTCGGTTGCGGCAGGTTCGCGACGACGTCGCACAGGTAGCATCCGACGCCGCCGCGGGCGCGACTGTTCGCGCAGGGACCGACCGCGCAACACGTCACGGAATGATCCACGCCAGGACGACGATCGCGAACGCGGCGCGCGTCAGTTTTTCCGGTAACGCCGTCGACAGGTACGCCGAAATCGCGAACAAACAAAACGCCAGGACGAACAGGATCACGCGTAGCGATTGGATCGTCGTCATGTGTCATCCCTCCGAATATGCGGATTTGCCGAATGCCTAGGACGCGCCGACGTGCGGGATCGATTCCGTGATGTAGATCGAAAACGTGAAACTATCGCCAGGGGATCCAAAGATCGCGACGCCCGATTGTACGGACACGCGAACCGACTGGCGTTTGTCGACCGCGCGATCCAGGCGGGCGCGCAGTTCCGTCAGGAGTGTTTCGATCATCGTCGACGACGTCGCGACGCCGTTGAAATCAAAATCCGGCATGTCTACCCCCTTTGCCCGACGATGATGTATCCCGGGTCGGCGGCGGCGTCCCCGGGGAGTCGATACGATCCGCCGTTGCCGACGACGAACGGCGATTCGGTCCCGTGCCGGATGTCGTAGATCGTCGCCGTGATCGACGCCCGGGCGATCAGGTTCGCGTAGTGTTTGACGCCGTACGACAGGCAACAAAACGCGTTGCCGGAATAGGCGAGATAGCTTCGCGACACGCCATGATCTTCCCCCTCGTCCGACCAAATCGCGTCGGCGAATAGGAAATTGTCCGCGAACGGATCGCGTCCATGTTGCGAGGTTTTGATC